GTCACGTCCGCCTCGCCCGCCTCGAGGTTGAGCGTCACATCGCGCGTGTTGCCGAGCACCACCCATGCTCCACCACCGGCCTGACCGCCAACCTTGTAGAGGAGCTTGGCCTCCATGCCGAGTTTGATTGCCATCTGCGAACTCCTTGGGCTGCATCAGCCAGCGGTGTGTCCAACGACAAACACAACCTCACCCGCCTTGCTGCGAACCTGCAACTCGTTGAGATTGACTCGCTCGAATCGGAACTGCGTACCAGCGGGAAGGTCTATCTCCGCACCGTTGTTGTCTGTCAGAATGGCATCCTGCGTGTTCTTCTCGGAGGCCACGAGCGCGAATGTCGCCACGAGGAGTTGCTCGGAGAGCGGCTTGAACTCCTCGGACAGTTCGACTTTCAGCAGGACCGAATTGCGCATGTCTATCTCCGCACCCGGTAGGTCACTGTGAGCACGCTTGTGAACGCACGATGCTCAACGAGCGCATCTGTGGAAGCGACTGGCTCATGCGTAATCGCTACCCACGCGGCTTCCGGAGCGCCGGGCAGTCGTTTGAGGCGCAGGTGGTCGGCGATCTCCTCCACAAGATCGAGGAGGCCGTTGATCTCGCTCTCGTCGCCGATCTTCTTCTGAACGCCGACATCCACAGCGCACTCGAACGTGCTGCTGTCGCGGCTAGCGGTCGTGATCGCCGTGGACCGGGGCACCACTGAGACCCGCAGGTCCTTCAGCTCCTCCAGCGTGAACGCGGGCTGGTACACCCGCTCGGCGCTGATCGGCTGGCTGAAGGTGCCCGCGTTCAGGTGCGCGGCCACGGCGTCGGCGATGGCGATGATCGTGCTCATGGCACCTCCGTGCCGACGTGCTTGGTGTGGATGCGAAGCGTCCGGCGGTAGGGATCGCTGAACCGGAAGGGCGGCTCGCCGCCCGGTGCCATGACCTCATAGATGAAGGTCCGACCGTCCTGGCTCTCGCGGATGATGTCGCCCGCCTTGGGCAGCACAGCAGAGCCTGCCAGCACGAGGTCTTCAGCCCGCACGAGGAAGTCCCGCGACTCGATCCGGCTGACGAGCCCCCGGTCGTCGGCCTGCTCGAACACGGTGCGGCCGATCGTGGCGGACAGCGTCGCTTCGTCGGTGCCGCGGCGGTACGTCACCAACCGCGTCATGTGACGATGGCGCTGGCCCTCCAGGAACGCCGAGCCTTGTTCGAGCAGGTCTGCCACGGGCACTCCATGTAAGTCACTGCGACAGGCGCACGCGGACGACGGTGTCCGCGTCCACGGTGGTCTTGATGCACTTGCCGATGAGCTTGTTGGCCCCGGCCGCCGCGTTCTTCGTGGCGACCTGGCCCCCTGCATCCCAGTACGTCAGCGTCCCGACTGGGATGGCGCTGCTGACGCCGAGGGCCTTGGGGAACTCGAAGACGCCGGTGACCGCCAGCGAGCCGAGTTGGGCCGCCTTGAGGTCCACGCGGGTGACGCCGACCATCTCGGCCTGCACGACAACCGTGCCCGCGACGATGTCTGCGCCCGGGGTGTAGTCGAGTGCCGAACCTTCCTGAATGAACTTCGCTGGCATGAATGAGCCTCCTGCGGGACCATCCGGTTCGATCTCGCCGCCGGTCCCGCCGCCGATCGGCACGTCGTCCGCCATCAGACCTCACCCTTGCTCTTGATCGCCGCCCGGAAGTCCTGCATGGCAACGCCGAAGTCGAAGTAGCCGCGCCACTGCATGCCGAGCGTGTTGAAGTCCGTCTCGCCGCTCTCGATGGTGGGAGTGCGCTTGCCACGCAGGTACGCGATCTCCATTGCGGCCACGTCGGCGGGATTGGCGAACAGATACCACGCCTTGGCGCTGGAGCCGCTGAAGCCCTGGGCGTTGAGGTACGGCGTGGCGATCGGCTTCCATTTGCCCGCGTGCGGGTTGGCCGAGGGCTTCCCCTTGTCGGTCGTCGTGGTCTCGTTGATCCGCGTCTCGGTCATCAGCACCTGCGCCGTGACCTTGAGCGCCGAGGGCACGAGCAGCACCGCGGGCGAGAGCAGGATCGGCTTGCCGTCCGAGTCGGTCTGATCGAGGAACAACTGCTCGCCCTGCGTCAGGGCGTCGATGCCGAGATTGGTGGCCGCGCCGGAGATGAAGTTCTTGTTGCCGACGCTGAAGAATGTCGCGGGGTTCGACAGAAGCAGTTCGAACACCGCCTCCTCCCGCTTGAGCGCCGACATGCGGCCGATGATGCGGGGAATCTGGAGGAATGCGCCCAGGTCGTCGTTGATCATCATCTGCCGCGTGAGCGCGATCATGCGGCCGTAGGTCTCGACCTTGTTCGTGTACGCCTGCTCGCTCAGGCCCGCGTGCTTCAACTCACCATCAGGGCCGACCTTCTCGAAGACGCCGTTGCCGGTGAGGCGGTAGCGGGTGACCTCCTTGAAGTCGTTCACGTCCGTCTCGGCGCAGAACATCCCGACCACGCTCTCGACGGCGGTGTAGGCCGCGAGCATGGACTTGTTGGCGACGTTGGACAGGATGCCCGACAGCGAGATGGTCGAAAACCCGCCCGCCGCCTGGATGAGGCGACGATCTACGTTGAACGCTGCGCGGATGGTTTCGTTGTCCACCCGGCCGGGACGGACATGCTCCCCGCCGGCCCGGATGGTCTCGTACATGAGGGTGTGCAGCCCCGCCCCACGCAGGTCGGGGGCGAGCGCCGCGTTCATGGTCTTGTCGTCGTACCACTCGCCGACCTGCTTCTCGGGAAGCCCGGCGGACAGGCAGAGCGCGGCTTCGATGGCCTTGCCCGCCACGGAGGGATCGGAGTCCCGCCGGACCCCGCCGCCGTTCAGCGACGGACGCTCGGCGCGGAGCACCTCCAGTTCGGTTCGGGTCGTGTCCCATCCCTCGCCGATGGCCTTGGCTTCGAGGTCCGCGTGCTTGCCCGCGCAGATGCGACGCACGTCGTTGATCCGCTTGGTCTCGGTCGAGGCTTCGGCGCGGAGCTGCGCGACCACGCTGGTGTCGGCGCTGGGCTGAGTCGGCTCGGCCGTCTCTGTTTCATGCAGCGCCTGGAGACTGGCCCGCTGCGCCTCGGTGAGGGTGCTCGGGTCAAATCCCTTGGCCGTGATCCACTGGTCGAACGTCATGTCGAACTCCTTGTCTGACCCTGCCCGCGTCGCGGCGACGCTCGCGCTCGTGTTGTCGTCCGCGCCGAGGGCGACGAACGAGACCTCGCCGAGCACGGCCTGCCGCGCGATGTAGACCGGCCCCTCGAAGGTCCGACCGTTCGCCGAGGCGGTTCGGCCCTTGGCTACGAACTCCGTCTGCCTTGCCGCCGCGCCGAGCGACGCCTGCCACGGAAAGCCGTTCCGGCTGCTGTCCACAATCTCGCGAGCAACTGCCCCCGCGCCGGAGATGACGCCCGAGACCACGAGACGGGAGTCCTGGACGCCGATCGAGTCTGTGTGACCCACGATCAGCGAACGGTTGTGATCCTTCAGGATGGGTCGGCTCTTGGCGCTGACGTTGAGCCCGGCGAGGTCCACCACGACGGGGTGTGCCCAGCCCGGCAGGTCCATCGGCCCGCCGGTGTAGGCCGTCATCGAGAAACGCCGCAGCACAGATGCGTCAGGCTTGCCATCGGCACCGGAACCTGCCTCACCCGCTGCGGCCTCGATCCAGCCGTCCACGGGGGCGCGCAGTCGCAGTTCGCGCTTCGCGCTACTCGCCTTCGCCATCGTCGGCCTCCTTGCCCGCGGGCGCGAGCGGTCGTGCCTGCTCGGCCTCCAGGCCGAGTTCCTTCATCAGCGCGACCTCCTTGGCCCGCTGCCGGAGTTCCGATTCCCAGTCGCGCCCCTGCCTGGCGTACTCCGCCGCGAGCGTCGTGGTGTGCGAGGCCAGCCGCGTCTGCTGCGCGGTCGCTTCCTTCGCGGGGTCCACATGCTCGTTGCCATCCCAGAACCACTGGTGCGGCAGCGACGCGCCCGTCGAGACGAGCGTGCGGAGCGGCAGCGGGAGCAGGTCAGAGATGAGCACGGCCTCGCGGAGCCACGCGCCGAGCAGGCGGTCCAGCACGACGCACGCGAGGTGGTCCTGCTCGACGCGGATGCTCTTGAAATAGGTCTGGTGGTCAAGGCGGCCAGAGGCGTAGTTGTACCCCGAGGAGTTGCACGCCGCGACGTTGAACGGCATGTTCAGGCAGCGTGCGATCTCGTTGAGGATCTCGCGCTTGAACTCGGCGTAGGTGGTCGCGGGCTGCTCGGCCTGGACCTGCGCCATCTTCCAGCCGCCGGGCATGGTCAGGAGCGAGCGGGCCTCGAGTTCGATGGCGTCCATCGGCTCCACGCTCTCGGCCTCGCCGTTGGCCGGGGCGTCGGTGTAGAGGATGCCCGCGAAGTCGGCTGC